CGCCTGACGCAAGGTTGAAAGCCGTGATGCCAATGCTCGGCGGCGTGTTGTAGAAAGCGCCATCTTGGAAAAACGCATTAGTGAACGTCACCGCCTTTCCGCCTGAGTCCGTGCCAGACGCGATCACAGAGCTGGTTTCTGTCCTCAGCGGCATCTTCGCCGTAAAGCCCAGCTCATCCAGCAGCGGCGTTTGGTCAACGTGATCGCTGCTCAGCTCGCACTTGAACTGGAACAAGCGGCCTTGGAAGTGCCCGTTTCGTAGCGGCACCCAGTCACCGAACACCAAGTTGCTCTCTAGCTGTTGATCGTTAGCGTCTTCTAGCAGGAGCTTGTCACCGTTCTCGGTTAGCTCAATTTCTGTTTGCTCACCAGTTGCACAAGCTCGCAAGTAGACCTCAGCGTTTACGTCGTCAGCCTCTTGACCATCAAAGTCGGTCCAAGTGTCGATATTGACTGTGCGCTCATCAATGTCATCAGCCGGATAGGTGCCACGCATCACCAAATGGCGGCTGAACTCAATGTCGAACTCAGCGCCTAGGTCAAGCGTATTCGCAAAGAAATACTCGCCTTCGCTCTTGCGGGTGCCCAGAAAGTCAAAGCTAGCCAAATTGTCAATGTCAAGAATGTCGTCGATGGTTTGGTCACCATCGATCACCAGTGCGTCGTATTCCTCTGAGTAAAACGTGTCGTTTTTCTGTCCTTGAAACTCTGGATTGTCAGTATCTTCCCGATCCTCAAGGACCAGCAAGCGCGGCACTGAATCCGTCAGCGTGTGAACGACTGACCGAACGGCTGAGCTTTTCTTGTTCTGATCGTCGATGAACCGGACAAGGTATTCACCCGATAGTTCCGGCAAGATCGCGTAGAACGTGTTGGCCTTGACGACGGTGAGTAGCGAGCTGTTCTGCCAAGTGCCAGAGCCGTCGGTTTTCGAGCTGTGGCGGATCTCAGCGTTCAACCTGTCGCTGGTTGCGCCCAGGCCCTCTTTCGGCACAGACCAAGTGACCATCACTTGGTTCGAGCGATGCGGCTCTAGCTGAACGTTCAACGGATCAGGTGGCAGCTCAACAACCGTCGTGCCGCCGCTACCAGACGACTGGTCTTCTTTGGGAACAACAAATGACCCGGATGTCCAGGCTGAGTTTTTGAACGTCCCGTCGCGACCAATCGCACGAATTTGGAACGTAACAGTTGTGCCAGGCTTAACGCCTTCAACCTTCAGCTCATTGGTCGTCTGCCTGACGGTCTCGAAATTGCCGTTGCCGATCTTGTAGCGGATCTCGAAACCGCTGATGTTTCCATCATCGTCACGCTTAAATCCCAAGAAAACGTCGTTGACGACGTTGTTGTTTCGGCGGACCTCTTTGGTCTCAAAGGTCAGGCCGCTTGGAGCCGTCGGAATTTTGTCGAACGTCGTAACCGACTGGTACTCCAAGTCGTCGGCGTTGTCAGCTACGTCGTAAATGCTGTCGTTGTGCTGTACACCGACAATCGCAAACGTGCCATCACCGCCATCAGCGACCGAGATGCACCGGAATTTTTGGTGGGCAACAGTTGACGACTGGATCGACCAAATCGACTGGGCCAGTGGTGCTGCGCTGAAGGCAGACGACACGGTGATGACAGAGCCAGAAACAGTGCTGATCGTTTTGGTTTCAATCGTTCCGTCAGGCAGCGTTGCGGTGAGCGTGTGGCCTGAGCCACCGGGCAACGTGACCGTGATATCTGCAGTCACCGTCGTTGTCGTCGCTGCGCTGCAACGGCCAGCAATGCGTGCGCCCTGCCGCATCTCATCGGCAACAGCAAACACCTGACCAGGCAAAACGATTGCGCCTTGAAGACCAGTCGAGAACGTGACGGTCTCGCCGTCTAGCTCTTCGGATGCCATCATCCAACGGCCCAAGCGATACGCCTGATTGCGCGACGTGCAGCCAAAGGCGACGACCTCGCGGACTTGGTAGCCGTACTTAGTGATTAGCGCCGCATCTTCAACAACAACGAAGTTCGGCTTGTAGAAGTTGTCGGGGTCGTTGTAGCGGATGCGGATGCTGGTGCTGCGTGTTTTCAGCGATGAACCCGTGTAGTTGAAAACGCCCTCAATAACGTTGCTGTTCGTGTAGAGGTGAACCGGATCAACAGCCGAGCCGTCGAGGTTGCCGTGATCAGCGGCCAGCTGCACGGTGTTGCTGCTCCAGTAGGACATCCCACGAAACACCGAGGCGAGATCCTGCAGGACATTAAAAGCCGCTGCGCGATCACCGATGACAACGTTGCAAGCGAAGCGTGGTTCTGTTGTGCCGTCTTGGTTCGTGACCAGCTGGTTCGCGTATTGAATCAGCGGGTAGAGATCCGTGTAACTGATGTTTGACGTGCTTACAAAGTCGCCACACCCGTAGCGATCGTTAAGCACCATGTCCGCAAAGATGCAGACGGGGCAGGTCGTCCATGACGTGCGGGTGCTGCCGTTAAACGTGACTTCCTGCGTCAGGTCAAGGCTGCCGTCATCGCGCACTGCGGCGTTGTGCGGGATCTGCACTAATCGCCCTTTTACTAAGTAGGCCCGAGTCGGCAGATTGCTGAACTGCCGGGTGTTTAGCTCAAGGCCAACGCAAGCTGTGTACGGGTAAGCACTACGAATGTTTTGCCGCTCAATAATTGACGACCAGATCAGTTGGTTGGCTCGCCCATTTGCTAGCGGCGAGTTTTTAGGCACCTCTTCAAAATTTGCAAACTTAACCTCAAAATGATCCTCTTTAAGATTTACTTTTTCTACCTTGATGTTCCATGGATAGCCTTCGCCTTTAGAGTCACGCGGTAATTCAATAACAGGCGTTTTTACCTGATATTCAGTCAATGCAATACCTGTAATCGTTTTGTCGAATTTCTTGACGTAAGAAGATCCCTGACGTTGAACTGAAACACGAATCCTGATACTGCCATTGAACGGCTGGCCTTTTGCCAAGCCTTCGACAGCAGTAGACAGCAGACGCGGAATCGTAAACAGTAACTGCACTGAATCAACTTCTGAATCAGTAATCTGCCTGATAACAGTCCCAGAGCCGTAATCCCGTGCGGTTACTTCGTCGCTAGCGTTAACTGTTTCAGAATAATTTTGCCCAACTTGAACTGCAACGCCTGTGATTGTGGTTGCCGCGTTTCCTGCTTGCGGTAAACGTTCTTGCCTGCGCCCGCCAAGGCGAAAGTCAACATCAACATCATCGGTAGGAAAATTTGCAGCATCACCAGTTTTTAGCGGCGTCTCATCTAAAAACACCTGTTCATTAATAGAATCAAAACCCTGGATCGGACCTTCGCACAGAAGGTCAACAAGTCTGACGCTAGAGGTTGAGTTAAGTGCCATGATTAACCAAAGCTAGGATTGAAACCGTGCCGTATGCGCATAGTAGTGTTGCTGTTCACAGAGGCGTCCAAGATAGTGACATCTAGATTGTAAAAATCAATGTGTGGCGCTTTGTTAGGATTGAACTTGTGATAGTACCGATAAGAGCTTGTCGTTAATCCTTGGATCGTAAAAGACTCTCTTGCGTGAATGTTGCTAGTGCCTTGCCTGCGTGATTCAATCACGTACGAAATAAACCCATCAGTTTTTGTCGTGCCTGGACCGCTGACGAAAGCAAACAAATTGACAACTTCAATAACTACAAAATAAGTGTTCGGGTCTTTTGTTGGGCCCTCAGTAAACTCAAGGCGAAAATTATTTGCAGCGGTTAGCTTGTCGTTTTTCTTAGGTGCTGTAAATACGTCTGCTGTTGATGATCTGTTGTTTTGAAATTTAACAAAGTTCCAGCGGGCCATACCGTCACGGCGTGTACCTAGCTCTAACTTGTTCCCGTTGACCGTAACCGTATTGTTGCCCGGTGTTCTGGTTGCTTTCTTGATAGGGTCAGATTCATCGGCTACGTCAACATCTGCTGAGATGACGTGCGAGCCGATCAGCACCTTGCCGTAGGCCACCGGAATCGTTGCACCAACACCGACGGTATTCTGCGCTCCGAGATAGGCGTAAGACTGCTGACCATCAAACCCACGATTGACTGACTCTGGCCGCGTTGCTCGAAACTCGCCCCTTGTGCCTGTGCCGCCAACACCTCCAAGCTGAGGCTGTGGTGACAGCATCTGTGTGACGCTGCCGAGAACCAATGTTGCACCGATCGTGCCGATTGCACTTGCGGCCACGCCACCAACAATTCCAGCGCCAACTTGCAGCCCAAGAAAACCGGCTCCTCCTACAGCAGCACTAGGGCCAAGGAAAACTGAAGCCGCAATTAGTGCAACACCAGCGATTGCTCTAAAAACTGGGTTGTCATCAGCGCCACTAAGGACAGGGACCAAAACCAAATCGTTCTGCCCAATCGGCAGATGCAGATCATCAAGATTTAGATCAACGCCAGCCTGCAGAACGCGATACGCAATCCCTTTTTCGTGTGCGGTGACTAGCTCGACCTGAAAAGATGGGTAGTTGATGCACAGCAGTTTGATTGCATCAGCGGGCGTGCGGAGGTTGTGGTAGACGTGCTCAGCGCCATACCTCTCGCCTAAATCACCCAGCAGTCGGACGACTTGCTGCATATCGGAAGACCGCCGCGACCCTTGCCAAATAGTATCTGCTCAAAGGCACCACCGCACTTAGCGAGTCACGCTGCTGGTGCAGGATCCGCTCATCAGGCAAAAGAATCGCGGCGTGCATCGGCGTGCGCGTTGCCATTCTCATGATCAACACATCGCCAGGTTGGCGGGCTTGAAGTGTCACCGGCTTGAATCCGATCAACTCAGCCTGATCAAGAAAGATACTTTCGCAGATTTCTGTAGTCTTTGGCCGCTCGTAATCAGGCAGCTCAATACCTTGCAGCTTGAACCAATCACGCACCAACGTGAAACAGTCGGCCTTGCCGTACTCCCACTGACGGCCAACTAGGGATCGATAGTCAACCACTTGCCCTCCGGCAGCTCAAAAATGTGCCAAGGCACAGAGCCTTGACTGCACACAGTTTGGTCCCACTCGCTTGCAGGGCCACCATGCGGATGCGAGTGAACAACAGCCTCAACTTTGCCCATCATCGCGGCGACGGCGTAATCCCTTGGCTCTATTACGAACCGATGCTCGGGCTCGTCCGCGATGTTGCGGCAAGGCCAATACTGCCCGCTGATAACAAGCCCGCACGCCTCGCGTGGATAAGACCGTGCAGCGTGCGCCTCAGCGTCACATCTGAAGTCTGGCACCAGGGAAACCTCCGAATGGCAGATCACCTTTAGGGAAGCGCAGCGTGCAGCTGGTGTAACGCTTGCCGCACACATCGTTAGCTTCAGTCGTGGCTTTGTTATTGATGTCGAAGTATTTGGTGCCCTTGTAGCCGCAGGTGCTTTCCTCGCGATACACCCACGGGCAATGCTCTAGCACTTGGCGACGCGGCAGGGCAACGTTCACTAGGTCAAGCTTGCTTGCTAGTTCAAATTCAACAAGTTGCGGATTTTCGCTAGCAACCCGGTCGATGTAGTAAATCTGATCCTCAAACTTTGCGGTGGGGTCGGCTGTGGCGTTAGTCCCACCTGTGAAGTTCACGGCATCCAAAAATTTCTTGCAGGTTTGTATTCGCGTGACCTTTGCCTGCAATGGGTTGTAAAGCAGAAGCAAAGCCGAGATGGCATTGCCAGTGTTGCCAATCCGCATCGTCGGGCGTGGAAGCACGCCTTTAGTTGACGCTTGAAAACCATCAACCTCAATGGCTGTGGCTGTGTACTCCTGACCGCTAAAGGTCACGTTTGCGGTCAACTCGTTCGTACCAGCGTGGTAGTAATACGTCTGGTCGATGCCGTTCACGGCCTCCGTTAGCTCCAGCTGGAACAGCTCGATAATTGCCGACGGCTCTAGCGACTGCAGCTGTTCCTGGATCGACTGCGGTGTGCTCATGCTTCAAACACCTGCTCAAAGGTTGTGGTCAGCTGAACTCGACCCTTCGTTGTCATCGTCTTGTTCCAGGCTCTGCAGCGGACTTTGATGCTGCTGCTTTCACCCGGCGGCGTGAAGGTGAACTTCTCGGTGCCACCACGGGCATCCAAGAACGTCTCAACGGTGTCTGATTCAGCTTCAGACAAGTTGTACGTCAGGCTGAATGACTTCGGGTTTTGATTGATACCGAGACTGCCCACCTGTTCGTAACCGCTGCCAAACCGCGCCGTGCGAGTAATCGGCTGGCTGGCCTTTGTCGTGCCGTATGCAGGCTGCAGGTT